TGCGTATTTTGCCATTATAGATCTCCTCCATCAAACGATCCGGTCTCGATGTTGTCAATAAAACTGTCGTGATCGTAACTCGTATGCCTCCGACTAATCGGATCTCCTGTTACCCACGATCTCGCGCCCGTCCCCACATAGTCGCGGGTAATACCGCCGATCTCTCCGGCTGTGAGGGTGGTATAGAGGATAACCTCCGTTATCGCCCCCGTTCCCAACGTTGCCAGGTTGGGCGGTGCGGGGAGGTTGCCGGAATCGTCGATGTAGATCGTAACGTCAGCAACCCCAACATCAGCCGTCAGATACGATACCGGAGATCCTGCCTGTGCCGCATAAAGAGGAACAGCCATGTGACCGACCTCCTCAGGCTAACAGTGTTCCGGTAACTGCTCCGGTGATCTGGATCGAGATCGTCGCAGTCATGAAGTCGTCAAGCGGGATGCCGAGATTAACACCGGTCACGACTACACCGAATATGATCGTCTTGGTGTCCGGGAGTGTGATCGTGAACGTGTCGGTGTTGAGGCTCGGATCTCCGTGGAGAAGATCAATACAGCCCTTCGTTCCAGCGTCGGTGAAGTCGTAGAACACCTCGATATCCATCGTCCCGCCGTTTCTGAGCCCGGCTGCGAAATCCCTGTGATACGTTGCACTGTGCACCGTCACATCGATACTGTCAACCGTTGGATTATATCCGGAGATCGATTTGATTTGTCCGATTGTTCCAACGGCTGCGCCTGCAATTGTGGTTGATTTGCCTAAATACTTAGTCATGATTTAATGCCTCCTTAAGCGAATGTAGAGTAACTCTCCAGCGCTCCCGTCAAATTGAGAGTAACGCTTGCTGTAGCGTAATCATCGAGCACCGGATCAATTGCGAGATTGATCACAACCGCCTTGAACCAGATCGTTTTGGCGTCTGGCAGGGTGATTCGGTAGAGTCTCTCATTGGCGTCTGGATTTGCATGGATCAGATCACTCAGATAATTGAGCGATGCGTCTGCACTTGTTCCTCCGTCGTAATACAGGACAAAATCGATGTTTCCGCCTGTCCGTAGTCCACCACCATACTCTCTCTCATAGTCTGTGCCGTATTCCGTCGTCTCCAGTGCGTCAACGGTGGGGTTGTACCCCATCATCTCTTTCACCTGCCCAATTGTGAGCATATTGAGCGACGGATCTACTGTAGTCGTTGCGACTGCGAGCGTTGTCGATTTACCAAGATAATTTGTCATCTGTACACCTCAAAATTCATCGTCCATACATGCGCCTCTCCTCCGGCAACCGAAACTTTCCCCAGGTGGGCAATTTCGGTGAACTGAAATATTCCGGCATACCGAACACCCCCGATTGTTGTATTGACAACCGCCCGGAGTGTGCCCCTAACACTTTCTGCAAGCGCGTACCCTGATGTATACGAGGCGTTTCGTACCCGCACCTGAATTGTATACCGGGATGCAAAATTATTCCCGCTTAAATCCTGATATATGGGTGATCCCCCGGTATCGTACAGGGTGACCACATTCGTTGGAGATGTCGGTTCAGATGCAACAAACAGATTTGTATCGAGAGTTAGCGCGGTAATCTGAGTGTTGAGATGTCCGGCAAGATCGCCTGCTACCGACGTCATGGCTTGACTCCTCCGAGTTTCGCGGCAAGGTATTTACCGATCTTGGGTGCAGTGATATTTACCGCCTCTTCAAGGTATTTTACTTGTCCCACAGAATGCCTCGCAGTCAGATCCTCATGCACTTTCACGGCATACTGATCGACATAGTTCCTATCATGCCGCTCATACCCCACCACCTGATGATACGAACCGTTGAATTCGAGGGGGCCATCGTTGAACGATCTTGCCCTGAGTTCCCCTGTGTCAAGTGGTGTAAGCGGAAGAGCAACCCTGACGATCTCGTCTCCCGAATCCTTCAACGCCCGCGCAACCTCTTTTGTCATTTTCTCGTTATATACCGAGAGCCGGGCCAACAACTCTTTCTGACCGATCAGAGTTACCCCACGAACGGCCATCACAACCACACCCCCGAATGGTGGTGGAACCCTTCTCCGTCCGGTATACTTTTAACGGCAATCGGAACGCGGATATCTGTTCCAACGGTGAACCGATCCCGGACAGTATACTGCTCCTCACAAGTCAGATAGAGGTTGCTCGTCACTTCCTCACCCTGCTGGTTCAGAACCCGCCGGTGTTTCCGGGAGATCCGACATGCAAACGTGGCTGCCGCATTATAAGACGGATCTCCGTATGCGTTGAAACTGTGAACTGTCTCCACGCTTGCGAACTGGTTGAGCCAATCGGAGATCGCCATTTCAGGGCCGCCCCCCAGTAAAGAACGAGGTCAACCACGACGAAAGGATAGCGATACCAGCAGCAATCGCCATACCAAAAACGGCGAACTTCCCGATCATGGTATTCCGCCAATCTTCAAGCGTTCTCAGCCGCATCTCCTGATCCTTGTGATTGGCGATCATCTCATCAACACATTTCTGGGTGTGTTGTTCCTGCCTGTCGAGTCGTTGTAAGACGGCATCAAGTCGTCCTTCCATGCGGATGATCGATTCGGTCATCCGCTGCAAATTGTAGCCGTCGTCGTAGGATTGATGCATTCTCGGATCAACCCCCGCGCCCGGCCCGCTCATACAAACTCATCCTCCGTGCTCCCGTCAAGGATACCGGTTGCATCCAGATCGAGATCGTCCAGGGTATCCTCGCGGGTGACACCTGATGCAAGCGTAGAGATGAGGACAACATCACCCGCATTACATGCGGCTACCAATTGGTGGTATTTGCCGAAATAGTCAGACGACGGATCGCGGCTATAACTGATCGCGTAATCGTCGATCTTTTCGGATGCAACGCCCGCTTTGATGGATTTAGGCGCGATCATGCCTCCAATATAGTAGGTGATTGCGAGATCTGCGGTGCTCCCGGAACATCCCGGTGCATCGCGTGTGAGTTGAAGCAGTGCAATTGGATAGAGAGTATTCAGAGATGGATCTGACGTTGGTGGAGACAGGTTTGTTACGAGCGACAGAAGGGTTACTACCTCAGTCTGTCCCATTTGCAGCCTCCCGAAGTCGCTCATAATAGAGGCGTTTGAACTCCATTATCCTCTGCGATTTCGTCCCGATATGATTTGCCGCATCGTTGAACACACAATCGACATAGAGTTCCGGCTCATCGAGATCCAACAGTTCCGGGCGTTTGGCGATTTCGACGACGAGTTTTGAGAGAGACTTTTTCATCAGCGGCCGATAATAAACGTCCTCAAATGCCAGCGTCAGCAACATATCAATAGCCTGACAGACGATCTCCTGTTTCCGGCGCGCGTCGTTGTCGGTGAGATACGCTTTGGCCGTTCCTTTGAGCACCGAATTGATCAGGCTGAATAGTTCGTCGTCGTATCTGAATACGGCGTCCGGGTTCTTGAGTCCTTCAGCAAAAAGTTTCTTGTCTCCGTTGGCTCTATACCTCACAAGCGGTTTCCACGCCGCCCCGATTGCTTTCTCCATCCCGTATTTGATCGTCTCCTGAAAAAGACGTCCGAGCGGGCTCGTATAACAATTGTGTGTAAACCCAACCCTCGGTTTGTTGTGTTCTGCCTGCTGCGCCTGCCGATCCGGTAGTACCGCTATACTCATTGTCCTCCCCCGCACATCCACGGATTCTCGAAAAAAAACATTGTGTGATCACCTCAAAAAATAAGGTGATCAGGTGATCACACAGGTGACGACGCCACGGTTAGTGCTTGAAACCTGTCTCAGGTTGGAGATTGGTGTCCTCCAGACATCGTACTGATACTCCCTCGCACCGATTTCTGGGTTATCCCACTCGCGGACTTTCACACCGCCCATACCGAGAAGGACGCCCGGACAGTTGGCCGAAATTACAGCAACGGCGTTTGCTGATGCGTCACCAAACGGCTTTGATGGGAATACCGGGATATTGTACCCAGGCACACGCGCGATACCCCGTTCGAGGTCTGCGGGTGATCCAATCGAGTATGTGGACGCAGCGAGCGCAGATACATATTGCGCGAACGGGTCGGGATCCATGACAACCGCAGTTGCGCGATATGGACTGAGTGTTCCGACCATGCTCCCAATCGTCTTGATTGGACTCACGGTATCCCAGTCTGCTGTGGTTGCTGTCTGGGGTGTGAGTGCGATCTGAGTTGCGATCAGCTCCTCAAGCGCTTCCGCAAGTTCTGCGGCAGCCGCGCTTTTCTGGATCATCAGCGGGTCGCCAACATCCGATTCAATCACAGACTCATCAGAAACGGCAAGTTTAACGCGGTCTTTATACAGCGTGATGTCAACACCTGCAGGCGTTGCGTTCTTTGTGACGCTGTGCTCGAATTCGACAAGCTGAGACTGCACAGCGAGATTACCCATCAGCGGGATGGTTGCGCGCAGTTTGGTCATCGACATTGTCGGGCAAACGCGCGGATCAACAAGCATGCTCATTTCGGTTGCTGCTTTCCAGACGTCGCCAAAAATCTTTCTGGCAGTCCATGAACCCGAAAGCTGACCGTATCCAATTACTCCACTATCTGCCATCTCAGACCACCTGTCCCACAAACACAGTTACAATTGCTGCGCTTGCACCGCCTTCTGTCACACGACCGAGCGGGCACGGGCCGGCTGCGGGTGCGAGTGTTTCGAACGGTTTAGCAACCACGATTACCTTTCCCGACTTACCACCGACTATCTGGCCGGTATAACAGTTACCGTCTGCGGTGACACCGACTTCTCCACGCACAACACATCTTACTTTTGCGCCTGCTGCGGCGGTTTCAATTGCCACCGCATACGGTGCGTTTCCGGATGCATCACACTTTGCAACTGTGGAAGCCGCTGCTCCGGTGATGGTTACAACGTCGCCTTTGGTAACACCCGCGCCACCGTCGGTGAATTCCTGAATTATAGCGGTGCTGCTAAATTCTCCTAATGCATATGCCATATCAATTCACCTCAGAAGAATTTGATCCCATAATCCTTCTCGAACTGCTCAACTTCGGCTTTCATCACATTCTCGGCGTCAAGCGGCTCGACATGGGTAGTATTTCCCTGCGCCTGCTTGGTCGCTGGTTGTGCGTTCTGGAACTCGATCAGTTTCAGAGCGAGATTGCCAGGATCAGACTCGAACTTTGCGCGGGTTTCCTGCTCCTTGTCTCCGAGCCATCCGGCTGGAAGAGCGTTCCTGAACTGTGCCCATTTGGTGTCCTTGATCTCCTGCTGTCGTGCCTGCTCTGCGTTTTCGATCCGAGACACGAGCGCGGCATTCTCCGCTCTCAGTTTCTCGATCTCCGTCTTGAGTTCGGCGGCGTTCTCCACCTGGATCTCGTTCCGAGATGTGGTGAAAAACTCTTTCATGGACTTGAATAGTCCATCCTGCGTTTCTGTCATGGTTTCCTCCATACAATTATGAAATACCGCCCCGTTATCGTTCGGAAAACAGTTCGGACACGCACCCCTTTTGAAAACGAGGACGTGATTGGGTAGAGTTTCCCCCACCAACCGGTGCCGCCCGCCAGGTTCCGGGATCGTGCCCCCGGTGAACCCCGTTGATAACGAGAGTTCGCCGCCGTTTGCCATTGTTTCGGTTTCGGGGTCGGTAAATTCGATCTGTGCTCGAAGTGCCGGTTCTCCCTGATCTGAGAGTACCGGGCTTGATGTTTTTCCGACGATCCGGTATCCCGGTGGGAGCGATCCTGCTGTCACTGCCTCCTGAGATGGGTGTCTGAGCGGCTGCCCCGGCGGGACATCGGCATAAATTACTGGTATCCCGTCCCATTTGGACGGGTTAAAAGAATCGGGAGAATAGAATATATCTTTCCCTCCGTTTTTGAGATACGTGCCTAGCCGTTGAAGCGTTGCTTCGTGTATCCCGTTCTCAAAAGAAAGAGGCTCTCCCATGCAATACTATAACGCGCTTAAGACGTATATAAAAAATTGTTGAGTAAATTA